ACTATAGGTGAAGAGAGAATAGTAACTTTCCTACGCAGGCAAGTTAGTGCGCCAAAGGTTATTGAACCAAAGGCAGAAAGAGAAAAGACATTGAAGAGTTTATGGGGTGGCGGAGATGAGTAGGCTTCGTAAAGCGATGAAGAAAGTAGAAAATCCCGGACGATTAAAGAAAACAATGGGTGTAGGTTTAACTGCTGGATTTGGTATACTAGGAATTGGTTGGTTTGGCGGGTAATGTATTAGCATTAGATATTGAAACAAAAAACTTTGCTCACGAAATTGGTGGGTGGGGTAATACCCATATGTTTCTTCCATCTGTAGTTTGCACATGGGATGGTGATGTAGGTACTGTTTATATTGATAAGGCTGTAGATGATTTAACAAAGGGAGGTACTGTGGTTAAATCATTAAGGCAGTTAAAGTTCGACCTAGACGACCATATACAAAAGGGTGGTATATTACTAGGACATAACTTAGCAGCCTTTGACCTACCAGTATTACGTGACTCTATGGATATATTTTGTATCAATAAATACTTTAATAAGAAAGCCTACATTGATACAAGTAGGGAAGTAAGCACCATAACAGGACAGCGTTTTAGTTTAAGTAATTTAGTAAAGCACACATTAGGTGATGCAAAAACAATGGATAGTGCAGACGCACCTGTTATTTGGAAAGAAGGTAAATACTCAGAGGTTGCTGAGTATTGTTTAAAAGATTGTCAATTAGTTTATGACCTGTGGAAACACGGCAAAGATGAGGGGTTTGTAAAGGGTTATTCAATTGATGACGAAGAAGAAAGAACATTGGAGGTAGATTGGTAATGGCAACAACATTAGAGATAGTGCTATGGATTGTATTTGTACTTGCTATTAGTTTACTATTCTTCGCGGCATTTGGGTCTGCAAAGGTTACAAATGAAACCATAGAAGAATATATGGAACAACTAATTAGTGAGGAACAACAACGTGGCACTTAGGGAACAATGTGCCAATTGTGGCGAAGAAACGATTCCTAGAAGAATTCTAGGTTTCTATGTGGGTTCTCCGCAAAGGGTTAAGATTTGGGAATGCAGGGAGTGTAATGCTCTCTGGTCTGAAAAAATCTTACCCTTAGCGGAGGCTCACTAATTTTTTTTTGGTTTTTCAAAACCCCCAAAAACGGCTTTTTAAGAAAACGTCAAAATAAGGCTCTAGGAAAATCAACTTTTGAGAATAGCCTATTTTAGATTCGATGTTAAATAATGTCGGTTTTCTCATTCTTGTTCACGTTGATAGGGGTCGCCTGTGACCCGCAAAATATCGCCGTGATTCGACTGAAAAATCCTACTTAGATGGGCTTTGTATGGCCCTTAGAGGCCACAAAAAACCAGATTCCGGTTAGTTTAGCACCGACTCACAAACACGCTCTATGGCGTTCTTATTGGGTAATATGTTAGACCGACTCTGCGTTAAGTCGTCATAGCAGTCTGGGTCTCTTCTGTATGTTGTCTGTGTTCAAAGAACTCAGGCTGCACTGGAAAGTATTGGTCATAATCTAAAGGCATATCTCCATCTAGATAAGTCTCTAAATCCTGAGGGAAATCTAATAATGCTTGTCTATATTCTCCTAATTCAGTTCTTTGTTCATCTGTTAATGAGTTATATAAAAGAGGTTTACTCTGATAAAAATCTACTGATTTTTCTAACCAATAGTCTCTTCCTGCTCTAACGTTATTCCATGCTTGTTCTTCTGTCAATGTCATTTAATCACCTCATGTTGGAGTAAAGTATGCTGTCATTCTCATAGGGCCAACTTGCTTAGATGTAGTTGTTGTTCTTAAGTTGAATCTATCACCTGCTGAGAATGAATGGGATAGTCCTGTGTGGTGAGTATCATGCACACCGGATGAATGTGTAGTATCTAGGTCACCTGATTGATTTGTGCCGTTCTTCACTACAACGAATGTAGTGGTTCCGCTACTCACATTACCATTGTTTCCAAATACTACATCTATTCTAGTTAATGTGCAATTCACAGGTACGTTAATACCAAAGTCAGTTCCACTGCTTGAATTTTGCACGTTTGCTCTACCATTACCATATGAGAATTGATAACCATTAGCATTGCCTGTACTACCTGTACCTGCATATAAATCTCCTTCTTCACCAGTAATAACAAAGGTGTTTGTATCTGTGCCTCCACCTGCATTAGCATCAACATATGCTTTAATAGATTGTTGTGTTGCTAGTGCGGTTGCACTATTACTTCCCATTGCATCTTCATCTAAGATTGTAGTGACTCTAGCACCAGTACCAACCTGCAAACCTGAATCGCTTATGTTCATTCTAGCAGTTGAACCAGTATTGAAGGACTGAGTATCCGTACCGAATGTAATGGTGTTGTTAGTATCACCAGCATGTATGAAACCACTACCTACTGTAAGGTAATCCTTGATAGTTACATCCCCACCAGTATTTACAATGAGAGTGTCATTCTCTGCCGTACCTTCTATCTTGAATGGATATGTGTCACTACCAGCGAAGTCTTTGACTATTAGATGACCGCCATCAGTATAGAGAAAGAATTGTCCTTCTGAGTTTTGCAGATGATACCCAACTCCCCCTGACTGTCCTGTGCTTTTAGCGGATATATCTCCTGCTACATCTAATTTGGTTCCGGGGCTTGTAGTGCCTATTCCGACATTACCCGAAGCATCTATCCTCATCCTTTCTGTTGCATTTGTGGCGAAAATAGTCTTACCTGCTTCTGCATTCCAAATATACAGGTTATCTGTACTCTCTGCTCTTGCTGATTGTATCAGACTACCGTTGCCTGTTGCTGAACCTGTGTTGTCTGTCGTTAATCTCAATTCAGAGATAGTGGCATCGTGGACTTGTAGTGTAGTAGCATTAGAGGAATATACAACTGGACTTGTAGTGCCTATTCCGACATTACCCTCAGAATTAATTCTCATTCTTTCAATAGAAGCAGTATCATCATCTTGGTCAATAGGTGATGTAAAGAATGCTAAATGCCCACCTTTATCACCTGTGCTGTGGTCTTCAGCAGCATAAGAAGCAATTCCAGCAGATGCTTCTAAAACACTGCTTGGAACATTACCATCGTGAGAATCAAAACCAATACCACCAAGAATATCGTTTGCTGATATTTCAGCACTATCTCTAACAATCATTATTCCATTGTCACCATCAGCACCAGAATGATTTATTTCTAGTGTGTTAGCGGCTTCTAAACCACCTGCGCTTGAACTATCATTACCGATTCCAACACGGCCATTGTTATCTTCTGTTATTACCTTTCTTAAGTTACTCCAAGCGGCATCTTCTCCTGTCCTAAAGTAAAGGGGTTGATTTACTTGTATGTTTGAAGAAGAGTTTGAAGATATTAATTGCCAAGCAGTATAACTGTCACCCCATCCTTTCATGGTTAATACTCCATCCCAAGAGTTAACGCTACCAGTAATATCATCTGTAAAATGGAATGAAGCAGCCCTATCAGTATGGTCATCTGGAGTTATATCACCATCTGCTCTAGCATCTCTAATTCTTACTTCTGAAACATTACCCGCAATCCAAGTCTTAACTCGGCCAAATGTTGCTTTACGGTTTGTTCCTCCGGCTCCGTTATCTACAATAATTAAGTCTGCGTCTGCTATTGATTCACCTATGTCTGTACCACCGTCAATATCTAACGTAGTAATATCACCATCATAAGATGAACCACCACCATCAGCCGCCCAAGATACTGTACCGCTTCCATCAGTCTTTAATACCTGATTTGCTGAACCATCTGCTGTTGGTAATGTAAATGCTTGATTAATGGTAACTGCACCTGTTTCCATAACTTTGAATAGTTCTGTTCCTCCACCTACTCCACTAGCGTTTTTAGTAACTGCAAAGAAGGTATTATCGCTGTTATTATTGTTAGAGTCTATTTGGACATACACTTCTTCGGGAGCCATCAAAGCGACTGAATAACTTGTTTCTTTCATACCCAAATCGTTTCTATTTCTAAATCCAAATAACGCGTTATCTTCATTACCGGGTGTTAGGCTTAATTTATCATCAGTTAGAAGCACCTCTGCATTACTAGCCAACTGCATTCTAATTGCAGCATTAGCATTAAGTGAAAGGTCATCTCTTGAAACACCGCTATTGTTTTGGTCATAGATAGTAACACTAGGTTGAGCCGCAGTTTCAAATCCTTCTCTAAAGAATAACCCTGTATCAGCCACAACAGTCACATCGTCAGCATAGTTAGCATTTAAATCAGGAACGGTGAGAACATTACCACTCTTTGCTGTCCAACTAAACTTTACACCATTAATTGTTCCTGTTCCCTTTTCATTGAATGTGCTTGCATCAGTTAAGGTAATTGATGTTTCACCATCAGAATAAGCACCGTCTAATGTTGATTTACCATTGTTATAAGCATCAACCAGAATACTACCTTCAACGTGTAATACTTGGTCTGGTTGAGTTACCATGTTTCCAGAAATGCCTATTCCTACTCTTCCCTCCAATAAAGCGGCATAACCGTATTGGTCTGCTCTATCGTTTCTTACATGAAGTGTGGGACTATCCACATATACGCTATCATCAAGTAAAAATACTAACGGGGTAGAAGTGCTTGAATCGTTCCTAGATACCTTTAATCCATGAACTGAACCATCAGTCTGATGTATGCGTAATTTAGCATCGGGACTTGTACTGCCTATTCCAACCGCATTTGCACTAGCATCAGAAAAGAAGTTTGTAGTTCCATCGTCTGATTTAATCAGCACATCCACGTTTCTCTCGGTATTGTTGAATGTGATTTGGTTGGATGCAATTCGTAGGTTTTCTCTTGGAGTACCCATTTCTTGTACCCAAAACTGTAAAGCAGCATTTTCAGTAGCATCAGTTTCATCTTCTATGAATGACTGAATTTCAGCATAAGTTACTTTTTGGTCTGCATCATTTTCACCAGAGAACTTAATTGAACCCATTGCTTCGCTAACAGCAGGGCCACTATCGTTTTTGTATAGGTCAAGAACGGGTGCTTCACCAGAAGTCGCTGATGATTCTATTAATATATCTGTATAGAATGTAGTTGCGCCTCCACCTGTAGGAACTATCATTCTTTGTTGTGTAGACATATTAACTGCGGTATTATCACCTGCATTCGTGAATACCTTGAAACCATCATTGTTGAGTGTTGCGTATGTTCTAGTGTAGTTTCCACTTCCACCACCACTTAGCATCAATCCACTCTTTCTGAAACCTGTGATATTATGGTACGAATCATTATCAGTAGCACTTGTTTCTGAATCTGCGGGGAAGAAACGAATACCGGAGTATTGGTCATCACCATCACTTTCATCACGAATATGAAGTATACCATTTATTGATGATGTACCTATACCTACATCTCCGCCTTTAAAGTATGAATCTCCACCTGCATCTAATACAACCTTGGCGGTGTTATTGGTTGGTGAATATGTATTGTTTGCCCAAGCCGAAGTAGTTGAATAGAGTGTTAATATTCCATCTTGAGCCGCACCTGCACTTGTGGCTCCACCTGCCGCAAGAGACATAATGGGCTTATTACCATCAGCAGTCCCACCTAACCACCATTCACTAAACCCATAGTTACCAAACATGTTTTTAACTCTCATACCTCCACCATCGCCAATAATGGTTTTGGTATAGTTAGGGCCATTATGGTCATTTGTTGCTTCTAGTCTAATTGCGAAACCCGGCCCGCTAGAAGAAGATTGGTCGTCAATGCAATCAACAACAAATGCTTGTGCGCCACTAAGAGTTGTTGCATCATTACTTGGTAATGTCTTAGTAATTGAAACAGCGTTATTGATACTAACTGCTCCACCGGAAGCAATTTGCATTCTGTTTGTTCCAGCAGTTACGAATTGTATTGTATTAGCAGCAGACTGATACATACCTGTATCAACATCACCTGCAAAACCAAAGCCGGGTTCAGTAGCAGCCGAGTCTGATGCTATGAATTTACCACCGACTATGCTTAAATCTGCTTCTGTGGTCGTAAAGTGGAATGATGCACCACTACCTTGTGAATCGGCATCTGCGTGATTAAACCTTAATTCTCCTTTTTGCGCATAAGATGAATTACTAGCGTCACTAAATTGAATACCTGCATATCCAGCATTAGTAGTATTTTGTATTACAAGAGGATGGTCATTTGCTGCTGTTAAGTTTAATCCTGCGGCAGTAATGGTTCCTGTTGTTGTATCATCACCATCATTCTTAAGGAATGCATCATCTACATTGAATGTAATTTGTGTTTCACTTGTTCTAACTGCTGTTAAATTAGTACCACCCGATAAAGTAACGTCATCGTTAGTATTGCCGCTTGCAGTAGCACCACCTAATCTTAGCGCAGTTGTGCCACCGGGAACACTAAAATCATATTGAGTGTTATCATTAGCCGTCATGTCGTTTACTACTAAATCAATAGTTCCATCACCGTCTTGATATGTAGCGGAGATTCTAGTCTCAGTATTACCTGTAAACATTGCACCTACTATATCTTGTACCTGTTCGGTAGATAATTGTGTATCTGATAATTGGCTGGTTAAAGCAACAGTACCAGAAGTATTTGGTAATGTAATTGTTCTATCAGCCGTTGGGTCTGTAATAGTTAATGTAGTTTCATACGCATCAGCAGTTGCTCCTTCAAACACTATTGCATTTGCTGCATTCATAGTTACAGTATCAACAATGGTTTGTGTTCCTGTAACTTCAAAATTACCGTGGACTTTAACTAAATTATTTTCACCGCTAATAGTTAACATATCAGAATGTGTACCATTCTTCAATACGCTTAAATGTAATTTACCACTTTCTGTACTATCTGTGTTATCTGCTATTGATGTTTTAACTCTACCATATCCTACAACTTCATCATTATCGTTAACTCCTTGAAAAGTTATTTGCCCAATAACGTCATCATCAGCAGGAGAGGCTGAACCTCTGAATATGTTTAAATTAGGGCCACCATGTTGGTCACCATCTGTATCAGAAAGTAAGAGCGTTGGCCCTGTTCCACCATCATGTAATACAGTTAATTTTCCCTTGTTTGGGGTGGGAGAAGATGGGAAACTTTCATTTTCCTCTGAAACTATAACTGCACCTGTTCCATCTGGTCTTAAAATAATATCTCTATCTTTCCTTTTTTCT